CCCCCGTTCGGGGGGGACCAGCGTGGCGTAAGCCACGTGCCGTTTTCGGCTACCTGCGGCGCTCCGGCTTTTGCGGGAGCTGGAGGTAACTTGCATGACAGACAAAGATACCTCTCTTGGGAACTATGAGCTGAAAGAACCAATTTTTCAGCACTTCGATCCCAATGGGAACCCTTTTGGGGCCCCATTTGGTTCCAGGTACGCTAAACATAACGTATCCTGGAAGAGAGGTCAATCGATTCCGAACTTTTACCAGCGCAGAGCCAGAGGGGAGTTACTCCCTTACACATCTTTCCAAAAGTTTATTTCTAATGGAGAGAGATCTGGTTATGCGAAGATCCGGAATTCTGCAGGATGGAGCACAGAAGATAAACTGGCTACATACACCAGTGATGCTTACGTGCTCTCGTATGATCAAATTGTTGATGCATACACTCCTATCAGTCCCGAATCTTATCTGCAAGCGGCTGCGGGTCAGATCTACGAACGTGGATTTGACGCGTTAACCTTTTTTGCAGAGCTACCTGAAACCATCAAAATGTTTGCTGACGTCGTCAAGAAGATACGTAACTTTAAGGCGAAGGCCTTCAAGTATGCGCGTCAATTGGCTAAACGTCAGACGATACGGACCGCTTCTGAAATAGAGCGGCTCGTCTCGGACTTGTGGCTTGAGGCACGCTATGGTTGGCGTACCCTGGGCTATGATATCCGTGACTTTGATGAAATGCTTCAGGCTGACTGGTCTCGGAAACGATTCACTGAGCGCGTGGGTACCACCTACCTATCGAGTGAGGAAACTTATCTCACCCATGTTGGGTATGGTGGAACATCTACCATAAGGCGGCTTATTCAGCTGTCCCAAGGTATACGTGGCTCAGTGTGCGCTGACTTTACACCATCTAAACTCCGATTCAACCCGTTCATCACTGGCTGGGAGGTAGTACCTTACAGCTTCGTGGTGGACTGGGTCGTAGGAATAGGTGATGCGTTGTCAGCTGCGTCTTTTCTCGCCACCGTCGACGCCTATACTGGGTCGTACGGTTGGGTCTGCGATGTTGACGTCACTGAAGAGCTCGTTGGTCACAGTTTTGACACTGGGAACAGCGGG